CGGATGACAAGCTTCCTGATAAGTTGACCGTCCTTGGTTACTACACGTGGATTGCGTGTAGGCACGGATGAAGATCACAGTATTCTAGAACTGTGGTAATAGGAAAATTTCCTGCTAGATAGGTTTTCATCAACTGATAATTAGGCGTTCCCTATTATTAGCTCTGTTGTGTCTTCTAGATTCTTTGAAATATAAAAAACATAAAAAGTGGTTGTATTTAGACACTCACCAAACAATGGCACAACTTTACGTTGTTTGGGTTAAGAGGTTATTTAATACCACACAATTCTCCTACTTACGAAAATCAAAAAACTTTCCGGGGTAATGACTGTTAATCCTCTCACAGTCGTATGGATTTTTAAAAAATACTTGTAATATGAGTTATTACAAGGCATCAATTATTTATTCAGGAGATTTGTTAAGCACTGTACCTCGTGTGTATCATGAAGATATCTGCTCTGTTTGCAGAAATCCCATGTATTATCATGAAATATTAGTGAACACAATCTGTGATCATGTAATTCATTTTGCATGTTTTAAAATGTGGTCTGCTAATAACACAGCTGCTAATTTACCTTGCACTGTATGTCGTACTGGTTTAGAAGATTTATCTCGTGGAGTCACGAGAATGTCTGCTTTAGAATCTGACAGTATGAGCTTTGTGCACCCAATGATAATTCGAGCAAGAAGATTGTTCCCTGCATTGTTGGCGGCAAGAAATTCATTTTATTTATCTTTAAATAGAACATCTGGTTATTCGTTGGGTCAATTTACTCAACGGGTAATCATGCCATTATTTTTAGAAAAACATGAATTTTATCCCTATGATCTATCTTTTTATATGAGTAAAATAGATGGTCATTATCAATCAAATTTAGGTATAATGCCTCGTTATCGAAATAGAAATCATTGGTTTCAATTTGTTTATGATGTAATTTTTGCATTTGAACAAATAATGATAGTTATTTCAAATTGGAATTATACCGAACCCCAGCCTATAGTTGTGCATATATTACCTGGGGTAGTATCAGAATTGAAAAATTTTTGGACAGGTAAACGACGAACCATTACTGAATATGAAATGAGTATCATTAAATGCAAAGAATTAACTAAAGTAGTTGATACTAATGTTGAAGTAGAATTATTAACAAATAATTTAGCACCATTAATTGCAATTTATGATCATGCTAGTATTTTTGATCAACATCTAATTGATGTTGATGAAGTTAAAAATCATATCAAAAATAGCATGAAATTGACTCTAAAATTCATATCTATATTATTTATGGTTTGGATGTTTATAGGTTTGATTATGTATAATGTTAAACACAAACCGTGGCGTATTTTGTTAGGATATCCAATAATACCCACTCCTGATGAGCGTCAGTGGTAATCGATTAAAGTGGTTTAATCTTGTAACAGTAAAATCAACTGTTAGTAGATTACCTCCACCAAAAGCTAAACATATTAAACATGGTTCTTATCGTTTTTTAGGTGTTAAAACCAAAAAACCATTTGATCAAAGTGTTAATAGTTGTTATCAAAGCTTTTTTAAATCTAACCATTATACGCCCATCTATTTTAATTCCAATGCTCAAAATGAAAAGATTGCATTGGATCATCGTGTTGTTAAGCAAACCCCAAAAATTGACGTTGAATATATGAAAGAATTTGTCCAGTTTGTAAAGGATAATTTAAATAAATTTTTAACGTTTAAAAAATTGAAATCTGATAAATTTGATGTATATATTAAAAACTCAAATTCTGCGCCATCAGTCAAGAAGAAATTGATTGAAGCGAACAGAAAAAATGTAGAAGAAGGTGTAGGAGAAACCACATCTTTTTCATATGACCAATTGTACAAAATGACAACTCGTAAATCGTTTGTAAAAGTTGAATGTTTGTGTTATAAAACTATATGTGGATGCCTGGATAAAGCCCCTAGATTAATTCAGGGTGGATCGGCAGAATATGTAGCTATTGTAGGACCTTTTTTTTCAGCTTTTCAAAGATATATGAAAAAACAATTAAATCCAAATAATTTTGTACATTTTACCAGTGGCTCTAATTCCCGGGCCATGGGTAAGTTCACCGAAAAATTCTTTAATAATGTATTCGAGAATGATGTATCTGCGTATGATGCATCAATCTCCAAACCATTATGTGAGTTGGAAGTGTGGATTGCTGGTAAATTTGGAGCAGCAAGAGCTGTAACAGATTTAATGAAATCTAATATTAAAACCCATGGTTATACTATGAATGGTTTTAAATATAATGTAGAAGGAACTAGAAAATCAGGTGATCCTTTCACCTCGTGTTTTAATTCCTTATTAAATATGATGATGCATATTTTCATTTTTGTTGAACAGACAGGTGTGCCTGTTGAACATGTAAAAGAAAATATTAAAATGTTAGTTATGGGGGACGACAATTTAGCATCACATTCGGGAACAGAAATTAATTGGGCTCCTAGTTTTTTGAAACTAGGTTTTGTGACTGTCAGTATTTATCAACCTGACATATATAGTTCACAGTTCTGTTCAAGTGTTCCAATACCAGATAATGATGGTATTGTTTTTATACCCAAGCCTGGGAAAGTTTTATGTAAACTTGGTTACTTCATCAATCCACCTTTAAACGAAG